TCTATGAGCATCCGAACGAGGTGCGTCAGCAGGTGCATAACGCGCTTCTGCAACTCTCCGGAAAATTACCGGAAGACTCCGGAAAATTACGGAAGGTGTTCCTGAAGCGGTATTGGGATGGAAAACATCATGTTTTTTACCTCGTCAACTGGGATAAACACCAGAAGATCAGTCACCCTGCGAAGAGCGAGTTTCTTCGACCTGATGAAGTGCCGGAAAACGTTGAAATTCCAAGGGATGGGGGGTTGTTTCCGAAAGACTCCGGAAAATTACCGGAAGACTCCGGAAAATTACCTTCTGGAAGGGAAGGGAATAAGGAAGGGAATAAGGAAGGTATTACTTCTTCGTCGGAAATCGCTGACGCGAAATCCGATGAGGAGAATCCAGATGCCGTCGCTCTGTGCGATCATCTACGTCAACGCATCATCGACAACGGTTCGAAACCTCCGAAGGTAACCAAGCGGTGGCTGAACGAGGCTAGGCTCCTCATCGAGACGGATCATCGTCCATTGAGGCAAGCTCATGCGCTCATCGACTGGTGCCAACAAGATTCGTTCTGGAGCCCCAACATCCAAAGCATGCCCAAGTTCCGTGAGAAGTACGACACGTTGCGGTTGAAGGCAGAGCAGCGCGGTGGGCAGAATCCGGCGGAGAAGAAGTTTGACCGCAATCTGGACGTGGTTAAACAGATCTACCGGCGCGATCACCCGGATGCACAGCAGCTGCAGCTGGGAGGTGCGCGATGATGGACCCGACTCAGACTGGAATGTTGTTGCAGAAGGCATCCGACTTCGATGGGCGCAACCTCACGCAGACGATGGTCGACTCATGGTGCGAGGCATTGAGGGACTATGTGACCGTGGAGGACGCGAAACAGGCTGTCGTGGAATTCTACGGCGACCCGAAATGGGCTGAATCCAACCGCCGCCCCTGGATCATGCCAGCCGACATTAATGCCAGGGTAAAGCGAATCCGTGAAACCAGGAGCATTGACGAGAGCCAGATGCAGCAGCTTCTTGAACCTTTCAACCTCAATGCGGATGAATCTTGGCTTGCCCGACGCAAACTACTGGCCAACATTCGTGACGGGCTATCCGAAGAAAAGGCGGTGCGCAAGGCCGTGGAACAATCACGCGGATACCAAATCGAGCAAGCTCCATCCAAACCCCGTAAACCCAGGCAATACCATTTCGCGGGCCGTATCGACCGCATGAATTTGAACGACGTTTTAGGAGAAGAAGAATGAGAAAAATATTTGACCGAGATTGGGTCGATGCACACATTACCGACTACTACTCCCTGACCGACTCAGGTCGGGATAGATTGGCGGCGAAGATGCAATCTGAGGTCCAGAATCTATTCCCCGACTATGACGCACTGTCCGCACGTCACGACACTGACCAGGCGGTCATCGAAGCGCTCACCAATGACGTGATCCAACTCAAGATCGAACTGGTGAAACTCAAAGCCGAAATGCAAGTCATGTCAGCAATCGGCAGCGAGGAACACTACGCGGACCACATCAAGCAAATGCACGGCATCCAAACGGAGGCAACAGCATGAGAATGACGAGAATCATCACCGCAAAAATCCAGCCAGACATTTTCAAGCTGATCGAGAGCGGGGTGAAGCGCTTTGAGGTTCGCAGTGAAGACTTCAACAACGCTTCGATCATCCGCTACAGGTCATCGGAAACCGGCGAGACGCTCGGATATTACGAGATAAACGAATATCAGAGCGAGATTCATGCCGGAAGCGCCGATCTGCTGGCACTTATCGCCTCGGTTTCTGCGGATGTCATCGACGACTGCGGCCTCCTCGATGTTCCGAACAGCGTGTATGTCACGGAAATTGGCTACAGGATAGACGACCTCGAAGCATGGATGGAAGGGCAGAAACAATGACTAAACGCTATATCAGCCCTCAGAGCGGCCCCGTAGACATCAAGACCAATAAGGATAGCCATTACCATTCCCAAGACGCTCAGACCCCCAAAGAACAGGTTCTAGGCACATTCACACCAGCCGAGAGCGAAATGAAAAACGCATACCAACGTGGCGCGAACGCAACCTGGAGCATGAGCGAACTCCGCTGGCAACGATTCATCAACCAAGTGAAATCCGCGGCATGGGAGGAAGGCAGTGACGCCGGGTACGCGTTCGCTATACGTCACCCAGACCAGATACTGGTCAACCCTTACGAAAGCGAGGAAGCATGAGTCGTGAGAAACAGTACGAGCACGCGATCCAACTCATCCGCGAAGGAGCCGACGACGACCAACTCCGCCGCGAATTCGGCTACAACCAGAACGTCATCAACGGGTTGAGGCAATCACTCGCAGACAAGGGGCCAACATGGTGAACGACGAACCAGTGGATGATTGCGTGCACTTCTATGCCGAATGGCGTGGGGTTCGCTACCCGTTTGGCACGGTACGGAGCAAACCAGAAAAAGGCATCAAGGTCAAGCGTCTCTCGTTGGACCAGATGCAGATGGAAAGAATCCCGTTTGGTCGTCTCATGCTGGAAATCGAATTCCAACCCATGCTTTACAGGGAGAAAGGCGATGATACGAATGCTCCCATGCGAGAGCATCTGTATCTCAGGTCACGGACCATTCCCTACGGCGATTACATCATCCTAAGCGACGAGAAACTCAAGGAAATCGAGGAGGAACTGTGAGCACGAAAACTGTCATCGTCGGCTGCCAGGTATGCGGCGCAGAAACCGCAGGAGGCAGGATATGTGGCAGTTGCACGACCGGGCTGGCGCACACCCTGCGTCATCTGGCCGCGCGCCTGCCAGACCTGCGTATCGTCGCCGCGAAGAAGGCTACGGTCATGGCACGAGAGCAAGGCCACGGGTCACGTACCGTCGCCCCGATCCCATTGAACGCGGGAGCATGGCAGTTGCAGCAAAGCATCGAAAAATACGCCATCACCCTCGCCGGAGTGCTCACACTCCCATACCGGAAACTCCCCGCCGAAAGCCTGCTCAAAGGCGCAGCATCACGCACACCAGCATTGATGCAACGCAGGGACGCGGCCAGCATCCACACCATCGCCACCATCGCCAGCAGACGCCTCGACCGACAATTGGAACCACCACAAAGCCGCATCCTCATCGGACAATGCCCCTACTGCGGTGACGACGTATGGAGCAGCGAAGACGACCTCGCCGCAGGATGGCAACCATGCAACTGCGGACAAACCATCAACATCCCATCAGTACAAGAACAACGAATATTCAAGTTAGCCATATCCGACGCGCAAGGCACCGCAGCAGCACTCAGCAAACTGTTGAAAAGCTGCGGTGTTGACATCAAGCGCAAAACGATCAACGAATGGAGACGACGCCAGGTCTTGAAGCCAGTGGGACATCAGGACGGCAACCCCGTGTACCTGCTCTGGGACGTATGGGCAGCGGCAAACCGGTAACTGTGGCCAATATTTGCATTCACCAACTGTGGCCAGCAAGATAGATACGATTGATTATATTCATATGCGGGGTCCGGCTAATGCCGGGCCCTTCGTATATCTGCACGTAGACACGCTCCGGTGCGCTGGGACGTTTCGGGTACAGGTTGAGCCCATAAGTCAGCCAACCATTCTTGCCGTTAAATAGTGGGCGGCATGATTCTTCCGATCAGTGGTGATTCCGGCTCCATGCCGGAGCGGGTCCGACTCCCGCCAGAAGAACGATGGATGCAAGGTCAATGGATCCGAGTGCATCCCGTATAGGTTGATCGCTATGCGACTGCCCACCAATGGTGAGCACCACCATAATCCTCACCAGAGGTCAGGCATGCTGAAATGAGATGCTCCGAGAGCGGTATCCAAGCCTCCGCCTGCACATACCTGCCTGGTGGCCTTTACACCTTTCCCCACCGGGCACCACACTTCACACGGAGGCCATGCAATGGCAAATGCAAAAAACTCAATACAAATCGAAATTGACGAGCAAACCATGAGAGACAGCCTGGCTGACGCCCTCCGCCACATCGCAAACAGCATCAGCACAGGTAGAAGCGTTGATATCCTCGCTCAAGAGGACGGGCAACACTAAGCGTATTGGTTTGTCCACTCATCGGTGGTATTCAAGTTTGCTCTAGCTGAGTTCGATGCTTCGCATACATACAAACTGTCGTTGCCATCCATGAACTGCCACAGCTCCCTGGCGAGTTGCAGCGAGGTGCCATCAGTGAAGATCAACCAGGTGCTTTCCTGAATATGCCCGTAGTTTCCATAAGACCTGAGCTTATCGAGAAGCTTGGTGTAGTCCTTTCCCGGTGAGTGCAGGTCATAAGTAACGATGAATTTTGTCATTCTTCTCCTTTGATAGATCCAGACAATCCAATCATAGGAGTCACACTTGCCCTGCCTCGCCACAACATTCAGAGCCCACAAAGGCAGACGAGAGCAGGGCAATACACACTAGGGAGGTGGCGCATGATGCCATGCATGATTCCATTCGAAGCATTGACAGCCATGCGCCAAATCGACACAGAGGACGCCACCGACGTTAAACTGGTCCAGCACGTCTGCGACTCATGCTCGCCAAGGGTTTACCTCACTGCCGACGATCCCATCTACACGGACGGTCACAACCTCTACGGACGCGTCATTCAATACGGATCAGACGGGAAGCCGAAACTCAACCTGCAACGAGACCGATTCCGTACCAAATTCACTCGCATACCAATACCAAAGGAACTTTCAATGAGCGACACCGGAATGAAATACCTCCCAGTAATGCCCATCACCGCGCAACAGCTCAATGGCACCCACCTGGGCAAGGTCATACGAATAGACACCCCAGAGGGGTCATCCATACAAGGCCCCCTCACCAGGGTCACCACCTACAAGTACGACCCACCAATACAAACCGTGAACGGGGAAAAACCACTCGAACAAATCGAAGTGGAACTCACCATAAAACCCTTCGGCATCATCACCGTCCCAGCCAACAGCCACACCACAATCAACCCATAGCAACTATGACCTGGGACACAGACCGCAGCCAACGACTGCCAGACAACTGGGAAACCATACGCCAACAAGTCAAAGCACGAGCACACGGACGATGCCAAGCACAACTCCACAACGGCACACAATGCACAGCCAAAGGCACAGACTGCGACCACATACAACACGGCGACAACCACAGCCTAGACAACCTGCAATGGCTCTGCAGATGGCACCACAAAATGAAAACACGAAACGAAGCACAACAAGAACTCGCCACCATGCAACGCAAAAACAAACCACGCAAACCACGACACCCAGGACTCACAGACCCCACCGGTGGGGACCCCCTACCCGGGGCTCCTTCGCCACTATAAGGTGCTGTCGGTTTTTGTTTGTACGGGTCTGGGGATTTTGCCTAGAGGGGCAGGAGCTGGCCTTTCTGCCATGTTCTGCCTGTGATGGTGATGTAGCGTGCTCTGCTGTAGAACTCGACTGGCTGGCCTTGCCACGTGCGTCTGAATCCTGCCTGCTCCGGGGCTGTTCCCCAGATGTGCAGGCCGTCGCCGCTTGGACTGATCTCGATGTAGTTGCCTTGGTATTGGCTGACGATGATGGAAGCGCCTTCGGTGAGTTGCCCGTCATGCAGGCAGTGATCGAGGTCAATGCATCCGATGCCAGCGCCGACCATGTAGCCGAGCTTGTTGCCCTGCTGTTTTGCAGTCTTGTAGCCGCTCCATGTTGCTGGGTCGGTACTGGAGGCGTATGCGCCTGTGTTGGGGTTGACGGGGATCTTGCGATTGTTGGCGAGAGTCCAGTTGACCCATCGGTGTTGTGTGGTGAGTTGTTGCGGTATGTCGGTTTTGCGGTGTGCTGCTACTCGGCATCGCGTGGAGCAGTATCGTTTGGTTGCTCGGGATGTGATTGGCAGTTCCCTGCCGCATTCCTCGCATGTTCTCATGACTCTATTGTAACGCTAATTTCGTTGATATTCAAACGATTGGGGGTTTGGAATGGCTGGTATAGGTCCTCCTCCGAAGGCTCCTGGCAAGCGTGCTCGGAGCAATGGTGAGCGTTCACCGTTGAAGGTTGTGGAGGCTCCCGCTGTCGTTCAGCCGGATCTTCCCGAGTTCGATGTGCAGGTGAGTGTCGATGGTGATTTGGTTTCGCAGAAGTTCGTGTGGCCTGAGCAGACACGTCGCTGGTGGAGCATGTGGAAGGATAGCCCGCTGTCTGTGGATTTCACTCAGACGGATTGGGATTTTCTTCTCGATACCGCCCGCATCCATGCGGCTTATTGGATGGGTGACCTTAAACAGGCTTCCGAGCTTAGGTTGAGAGTCGCCAAGTTCGGTGCGACGCCAGAGGACAGGGCACGGTTGCGTATCGCGTTCTCACCGGTTCCCGATGCTACTGATGACGCTCGAGTGCCGAACGATATCGATTCCGCGCGATCACGACGCAATGGTGCCAGGAGACTTTCTGTGGGGGAGTAGCGATGCCGTGGAGACCTTATGACGAGCTGGAGGAGTTTCCCACGCTCGGATACCTGGTCGCCGATTGGATGACATCGTATCTGCTGCGTCCTGATACGCCTGATGTGCAACCGTTCGTGCCGACACAGGAGCAGATTGATTTTCTGGTGGACTTGTATGAGATCGATCCGGAGACCTGTAAGCGTGTGAAGCATCGCGCGGTGCTGTCCCGCCCTAGAGGGTGGGGCAAGTCGCCGTTCGTGGCGGCGATAGCCTGCGTGGAGGGGATGGGGCCGGTATTGTGCGACGGGTGGGATGCTTCGGGTCAGCCCGTGGGGATTCCGTGGAGCGAGCGCAGGACTCCGTTGGTGCAGGTGACTGCCACCACCGACGACCAGACCGCGAATACCTGGGACCCGTTGTTGGAGATGCTGCGTGGTTCACCCGCACAGGATGAGTACGGTGTGGACGCCATGGATACGTTCGTTGCCCTTCGACGCGGACGTATCGAAACGCGAACTTCATCAGCTACCGCAATCAAAGGTGCGAGAGCAGTGGCCGCGATCATGGATCAGACGGAAACGTGGCTTCCTTCGAACGGCGGGCAGAAGCTCGCTAAGACACTGCGCAATAATGCCACGAAGCTCGGTGGCGTGACTATCGAAACACCGAATGCCTACACGGTCGGCGAGAATTCCGTCGCTGAAACCACCGCTCGCTTCCACGAGCAGGTCAAGCTCGGCAGAGTGAAGAAGGAAGCCGCCCGAACCATTCTTTATGACCATCGTGGCGCTCCACTGGATACGGACATCGCAGACAGGAAATCATTGGTTACCGGCTTGCGTATCGCGTACGGTGATTCGTCGGGAGACCCGCATGGCTGTCTGATACACGACCCCCCGTGCTCTCCTGGGTGGGTTGATGTGGAGCGTACTGCTGACGACTTCTGGAATCCTGACAGCGATCCCGCTGAGATGTGCGCGGACTTCCTCAATCAGATCAGTAGCGCTTCGGATGCGTGGCTCACACAGCCGGAGGTGAGGGCGATCGCCGACACCGGCAAGTCCGTCGGTACCAACGAGCCGATCACACTGGGGTTCGATGGTTCAGAAGGCAGGAAGATAGGCATCGCCGATTCGACGGTGCTCATCGGATACTCAATCACCCAGCATCATCTGTTCACCATCGGAATATGGGAACAGCCGGACGGACCCAAGGGCGAAGGCTGGCAGCCGCCGAGACTTGAGATCGAACAGACCGTGCAACAGTGGTTCTCCACGCACAACGTGGTCGGCTTCTACGCCGATCCTTCCGCTGGCTGGGCCGGTGATGTCAAGGATTGGGAAGCGAAGTATTCACGCAGACTCAAAGCCAAGATCAGCTCGAACGAGCCTATCCGCTGGCCTCAGCGCAACGTGTCCAATACGTGCGAGGCATTTGCCGACCTGCTTGCCGCAATCCAGCAGAAGCAGATCACGTACGACGGTGACCCGCGCTTGACGGCGCACTTGCTGAATGCCAGGAAGGTGCCCCGTAGATCCGGTTATGTGCTGGACAAGCCTGCCGACGATAAGGATTATTCAAAAATCGATGCCGCGTGGGGTTCGATGTTCGCTTACAAGGCGGGATTGGATGCCGTTGGTAAGGGCGCTGCGAAGCAGTCCAAGCGACGCAAACCGAGACGATTGTATTGAGAGGGGGAACCGTGCAAGACATGAACAGCCAGCAATGGGTCGATTACCTGACCGGTAAGTTGGACAGGTCCAAAGACAGGGCGCTGTTCCTCAGATCATATACGGACGGTCATGCGCCGCTGCCGGAGATGGGGCCCAACCTGAAAGCCTCTTGGGAGGCGTTCCAGCGCAAGTCTTTGACGAACTCTGGTGGGCTGGTGGTCAGTACTCTGGCTGAACGTATCGTGCCGAATGGCATCATCATTGGCGATGCGAACGATTCTCCAGAGGTCCTAGCCGCACAGCGAGTGTGGCGGGACAATCGCATGGACGTGGCCGTCGCGGATTCAGTGTTCGACGCTCTGACCACAGGGTTCGGCTATCTGCTGGTGACGAATGGGCCTGACGGTCATGCCGTGGTTACCCGCGAGGATGCGGCACAGTTCTATGTCGAGCCTGACCCTACGCAACCATGGAAGGCGCTGGCCGCGGTGAAGGTGTGGCGCGTGCCCTCCCTGAAAACCGATTACATGGTGGTCTGGGCGGACGGAGTGAAACTCACCTACACAAGGGACTCGTACACCGACAACAAGCTCATCCGCAGTGTGCAGGGCGGGTGGACGCCGACCTTGCAGATGGAGGAGTACGACGGGAACCCGCCCGTGGTCATCCTCGAAAACAAGGACGGCAGAGGCGAGTTCCAATCCCAACTCGGATTGATCGACCGCATCAACTGGGGCATCCTGCAGCGCCTGGTGACGATGAGCATGCAGGCATTCCGTCAGCGTGCTTTGAAGGTTGACAAGGACGATTCCTCTTCCAGTGAAGGATTGCCGGATCAGGACGAGGATGGCAATGACATCGACTACCAGTCGGTGTTCGCCCCTGCTCCCGGAGCGTTGTGGGAGCTGCCTCCCGGTGTGGAGATATGGGAATCTCAGCAGACCAGCTTCCAGGACATGCTCGCGGCGGTGAAGGATGATTGGCGTGAGCTCGCCGCAGAAACAGCCACGCCGTTGAGTGCCATGCTTCCCGACTCGGCCAACCAGAGCGCCAATGGTGCAGAAGAACCACAGAAACAGTTGGTGTTCAAAGCGAAGGATCGCATCCAACGGTTCCGTCCGGCTTTGAATGTCGCCATGGTCAAGGCGCTGCAGGTCGAGGGCGTGGATATCGGTGACCAGACGCTTGAAGTGGTGTTCGAACCGCCGAACGCCGTGAGCATGACCGAAAAGTATGCGGCAGCAGCTCAGGCGAAGGCAGCAGGCGAGGCTTTGGAAACCATCCAACGCAACATCCTCGGGTATTCCCCAGAGCAGATCGCGCAGGACAAGCAACGCAGGGCGGAGGAGCAATTGAACCTTGCTCTCAATACGCTACCGAACCAGAAGGTGAGCAATGGAGCAGATTCAACGCAACCTTGACGCGCTGGCTTCGGCA